AATTTAAGTCAACCATTGAATATAACAAACTTAAATTATTTCATCTTTTATGTGAGTTCTTTGAAACAACTGATAAACCTAATTTCTTAAGTTTTTATGGAACTACGAGAAAACAAACTTGGATTTACTTCAAACAATTACTTGAATCTGAAGGAAAAGATTTTAGGAATAAAATAAGAGGATTAGTATCTGATGTTTTCAGAGATAATTATGGAGGAACTAACGAACGTGTTTTATTTCTTCGAAGCTTTGATTTACATAAGTTAAATGAAGAATCAAAGTTTGAAGATTTAACTGAGGAACAAAAGAAATGTGAGATATTTACTATTAGTATTTCAGAACCATATAAGAAATTTTCTTTTTTTTACCTCTGCAACGAAGCTTTGTTCCAAGATACATAACTTATACAAAAGAACCTTTGAAAGAATTGATGGTTAAATATGGAATTAAAAATGAGTTTCAGAATATCTGGGATAACTTTAATTTCTCTTCGATAAAAAGATCAAAAAAATTAAAATTTGCTGGAACAATATCTTCTGATGGTATCTTTGTTTCTCTTTTATTTTCGAGAAATAAAGTAGTGAAAAGAACTAGGTTTACAAACAAATCTAAGAATGTTAAATCAATTATTAATTCTAATAATTCTAATTCTGATTCAAAACAACCAGATATAACCCCAATTCCATTTTTTGAATCAAAAGAACCAACTTCAAATATTAATTTTAATCCTAACTCAGTTCTAATAGGAATTGATCCAGGTAGAATTTCAATTATAACTTGGTCAAAAACTTCAATTTCTGAATTATCCAATCCACCTAACCCAAATGAAATATATGGTAATTCAATTCCAAACAAAGATTATCAGAGTGCAATAAGATCAGATAAAATTCAAGCTATTCAAAATAACCTTTATAATTCTAATACAAAATTAGAGATTGGATGACAAAGGCACCTGAAAAAACAGTGAATCCAAATCAATTATTATCTGATGTTTCTCATATGAGAGATAAAATCAAAGAATTAATTAATTTTCATTCGATTCATGGTTCTCAACAAAGAAAATTTAATTTGTATTCAAACAAACAACGAATTATTAATCAAATAATTACTGGAATTACTGAGAAAAAATCAGAGAACATAGTTGGATTCGGAGATTGGTCAAACAACGATGTTATAATTAAAGGACATGTTAAAGGACCTTGTAGTTTGATTAAGCATTATTTTCGAACAAGGAACTCAAAAGGAAGAAGAATTATAAGATTTCAAGAAATTGATGAGTACAAGACAAGTAAACTTTGTTATTGTTGTCATGAAATCTTAGATCACTCAGTTAAAAATGGATTTTGGAGTTACGATACACTTCTTTGTAGAAACAACAGATGTGCTTCTGTAAACCAAGAAATCAACAGAGACGTAAATGCTTCAGTTAATATATTAGAAAAACTCAAATATTCGATTTTAGGAAAGAAAAAAAATGGGGGTTTTTACTCGAAGTAAGAGATAAAATTTAATTATTTTACCTACAGAGTATTATGAATTAAAAATTTGTAATACTTTTTGTACATAAATCAAATAATTTAATTATTTGATTTAGCAATATTTGAATTGTTAAATAACGTGTACATCGATTAAAGATTAATATCATGAATCCAACTATATTGATTGAAATAAATCCTAATTATTCATTTGATTCGATTATTGAATCGATTCCACATGAACCAAATATGGTTTTATCTTTGTCTCGTGTGAAACCCGAAAAAATAGAATTCATAAGAGTTATAACTGATAAAGCTTCGGAATTCTATGATAGTTTGACAGTCGATGTTAATTATTCGAGTGATAAAATTCAGATAAAATCGGATATACCAAATGAGACATTGTTTTTCGTTGTTCAATTGTGTTCGAATATCGATAAAATGAATTATGATTCTGAACCTGAACTTGATTCTGACATTAATTTTGATTCGAGTGACAATCAAATATTAAAAGTATTTTCATTTTGTTACCTACCTGGAGTTTATGGTCATAAAACAACACGCATCCCAGTGGAATTCGAAGATATCGATTATACATCAGAATATTTCTGTGAATCTGATGATGGGGATCAATATGTTTTATCTTTGAGAAACAATGAAAAATTCAAATTTGAATCAAAAGAAAAAATAAATAACGTATTTGATATTTATAAATATAGTGAATCATATTATTTTGAATTTGATACAGATGAAAAAACTATTATTAAAAAATTTATCATAGATCATGATGAAAATAATGTAGCTTTGTTGAGAGAAACAAAAACTTTTTGTTTCTTAACTCCACCCGAGGGTTTTATAAAAATCATTAATGATGAACCTTTTTTCTTCACTTACGAATATCAAGGAGAGAATAGTTGTATTCTCGTCATTGAATCAAATGGAAAACTTTTTAAGGTGTTAATAAATAAAAATATATGTGCATTTAAAATATTTGTTTGGAATGATTATTATGGAAATAATCACATAGTCATTTGGGATTCATCTTTGTTTCTTGTAAATATCGAATTAACACAGAGAATCACCATATTTGATCAATGTAACCACAATTACATTTGTAATGATGGAATACTCATTGCGAATGGAACTTTGAATGGATTTGAAAGTAAAGGTTGTTATTATCTTCGATCACCAAAAGATGTTGTGAAGTTTTATCGACATCCATCGATTAAAAATATAAACCTTAATGAAATTGGAAATCCAGAGTGGTTAATATGGATACAAAAAAATTCAATCCAAGTAGGAAACGATTATGGAGAAACATTTTTAATTAAAAAGGAAGTTGGACACAGCAGACTTTGGTTCCTTTGTTTGTTGTTATTTATTTAAAAGAACAAACTTAGTTTTGATGTCTATTGTTAAAATCAGAAACTCAAATTTCAAATCAATCATTGATGAAACTCAAATCTCAAATCAATGATTGATTCACTCAAATCAGAAACTCAAATCACAAATCAATCATTGATTCACTCAAATTTCATTCATTGATCATTGATTTTCAAATATATTTCATCTTCAAATATATTTCATCTTCAAATATATTTCATCTTCAAATATATTTGAGAATACAAGTTAAATCAGAAATATTAACAACACAAACAAATTCAGTTGTATCATTGTTAAAATCAGAAACTCAAATCACAAATCAATCATTGATTCACTCAAATCAGAAACTCAAATCACAAATCAATCATTGATGAAACTCAAATCACAAATCAATCATTGATGAAACTCAAATTTCAAATCAATCATTGATGAAACTCAAATTTCAAATCAATCATTGATGAAACTCAAATTTCAAATCAATCATTGATGAAACTCAAATTTCAAATCAATCATTGATGAAACTCAAATTTCATTCATTGATCATTGATTTTCAAATTATTATTCCATACTTCAAATATATTTCATCTTCAAATATATTTGAGAATACAAGTTAAATCAGAAATATTAACAACACAAACAAATTCAGTTGTATCATTGTTAAAATCAGAAACTCAAATCTCAAATCAATCATTGATTCACTCAAATTTCATTCATTGATCATTGTTAAAATCAGAAACTCAAATCACAAATCAATCATTGATTCACTCAAATCAGAAACTCAAATCTCAAATCAATCATTGATGAAACTCAAATCTCAAATCAATCATTGATGAAACTCAAATCTCAAATCAATCATTGATGAAACTCAAATCTCAAATCAATCATTGATTCACTCAAATCTCAAATCAATCATTGATTCACTCAAATCTCAAATCAATCATTGATTCACTCAAATCTCAAATCAATCATTGATTCACTCAAATCTCAAATCAATCATTGATGAAACTCAAATCTCAAATCAATCATTGATTCACTCAAATCTCAAATCAATCATTGATTCACTCAAATCTCAAATCAATCATTGATGAAACTCAAATCTCAAATCAATCATTGATGAAACTCAAATCTCAAATCAATCACAAACAAATACAAACCAAGTTATACCACTATCAAACTCAAATAAAACTAATATTGATCAATATTAGTTTTATCAATCGTATCGATAGTTTTCATTATTAATAAGTAATCTTATTAAACATCATTCCCAATATTTATTCAATAACTTCAAAATAAATAAACATTATATTTATTTAAATTTTTCAAACATCTCTTTTTTCTCAAATGCATAGTTAGTGACTAATAAATGCCTCCTAAATTCATTCAGATCATAAATCAAATCATTTTCTTCATTATATTTAACAGGCATAACAATATAATCACTTGAATCTGATCCAACCATTTCTTTTCTTTGGTTTTTGCATTTCTCTCGATATGTTTCAAAGAACTTTCTTTCACCGACCAAAGCAAGAGGTATTCTTGCACTGGTTTCAATTTTACTCTTATTTTCAATTTTTCCAACATTAAATTCAAGATATTCACAATTGAGAAGCAAATCACATGAAAACAATCGATATAGTTGATCTTTTTTTGGATCATCATTTGGATATTCGAAAAGAACTATTGGATTCTTTACTCCAACAACATTTTCAATTTTACCCAATGTAAACCTCAATGGGAACACATTCACATTACTATTCTCAGGTTTAACCATTGCAGATAAAAATGATTTATTTTCATTTCCAATTCTAATCAAATCAAATCTAGTAAAAATACCTAATTCAGGTCCCAAACTACCTTCAATTTTAATTACTTCAACTTTAGCTTTCTCAATTGCAATAGTAACCAGTGTGATATTTTCTAATCGAAACACAGCCAATAAATATAATAATTTACTCATACTTTGATACAAACCAGGAGCAACAAAGATTTCATCGCTTAATCGAGAATAAAAACTATCAAGGCTACTACCTGAAGAAACAAAATCGTTCCAAATATTATCAATGTTAACTGGAGAAATTCTACATATTTTAAATCTACTTGTGTTATTATTCCTAAAATTGCGCAACGAACCAAAAATTGAAAAGATTGGTGAGTGATAATCAAAAAAAGATTCTTTCTTTTGTTCATCCACTTCACCATTTTTAGTATAAATCTTTAAAAACCAATCTTTCAATGATTTTTCGTCAGGATCAAGCATTGATATAATTTCAAGAAATGAATTTATATCATTAATCTCTGTTAATCTATTCTGTCGATAAAAAGACAAACTAGTAGTGTGTTCAAAAGTAATTGATGAATCACCAGTATTTTTAAATGTTCGCTTAATTGTTTGTTTTAATAAAGGACATTGTGTAAGAGCACCAGCAAGTGATTTGATTAAAATTGGAGATTTAGGATTTATTTGTAGTGATGAATCTGAAAATGAATTACGAAAATTAACTGATGAAATTATAAAATCACACTCTGACATTTTATTTCTTTGAACTAAAGAAATAAAATTAAAAATAATGAATAAATGATCATTGAAATATAACGATTGTTTTAGAAAACCATGGTTGATTTCATCGAAAAAATCTTTGATTTGGTTTCAAAACCTGATGAAGAAAAAAACTCATCTTTTTCTGATTATCAAATTTCAACAAATGGAACTAACTTAAAATTAGAGTTAAATAAAGATTGTGAGTTTTTCTGTAGCGAATGTATTTTTGAAGATAACATGCTATATGAAACATTTGTTTATTTGTCGAATCTTGCGGAAAAAGTTGATATTTATTTTACATTCGAAGAAGGAAAAGAATTTCAGATGTATGAATCAGATAATATTTGGACTACAAATCCTTATTGTCAATCAATTTATTTTGTAAAACAAGGTATCAAACCTTATCATTCGACAATTCCAATTGTATCATTCGAAGAATTCAAGAAACAATATATTGAACTTTTGAATTCAACTTTGTCTCAAACCAAAGTTTAATTTGATTTTATTGAATTACTATTAGATTTTCATTGATGTTATATTAATATAACATCAATAACACAATTAAAATCATATCACATAATCGAACAATAAGATCCATTTCCTTCGTTTTCATCATTCGAATTCAAGTTTTTTCCATCCAAAGAATATTTCGCATAACATTGTTCGACAAAATGATTGTTCCTACCACATCTCTCACATTTTCTTTTTTTCTTTTCAGGAATTCTGTTTCCATCAATGTCTGATGAATAATCACAACTTTTAATAAAATGATCTGATCTACCACATCGAATACACTTGTTGGTTGACATTCGAATCTCTCTTTTCAAAATCTTTTTTTGAAAATTGTCGAGTTCCATGTTTGGATAAGATCCACCTCTAACATTATCGATCCCATGAATCGCCATAAGTTCTTTGGTATATTTATCTTCATCAAAGTCACTTTGAGAAGCTATGATACGTTGAATTAAAATTGGTTTATGAAGTTTTGTCCAACATGAACCTTTACCTGCGAGATGTTGTTGGAATCTTTTAACTGGATCATTGGATTTACCAACATAATATTTATTGTTTTCCAATTCTAATATGTAAACGTTTGGATATGACATTTGATTTGATAAATCAAAACTATGTTTCTTCATTTTTGCTACTTTATTTTCTTTGTTTTTGGGAGATGTTAAATGAAAAAATCTCATAAATTTGAATAACCATTCAAATTTGAATGGTTATTTATCAAAACAAATGAAAGCAAATTACGCAAAAAATAATTCATAGATACATCGACTTATGAATAGAACTAGAATAATCATTGTTGTTCAAACAAAAAAGAAAAGTAAAATAAGTTTCTCTGATTCTCCTTTTTGGATCTTTCAATTTAAATGAAAATAAATAGGTTAAGTATTTCTGATCAAGCATTGAGATATCCAACATATCATTATATCCTATGTCTAACTCTGATAAATTTTTCACATCAAACTTTGATACATCAGATATTTTGTTGTTTCTCAAAAATAACTTTGATAAATTTTGCACATCAAAATTAGTTATGTTTGTTATTTTGTTTGAACTCAAATCTAACTCTGATAAATCTTTCACATCAAACTTTTCTACATCTGATATTTTGTTGTGATTCAATTTTAACACTAAAATATTTTTAACATTGAAATCAGATACATTTTCTATTTGGTTGTAATTCAAGTCTAATTCTGATAAATTTTGCACATCAAATCCAGATATATCAGATATTTCATTGTTAAATAAATCCAACTTTGATAGTTTTTGAACGTTAAATTTATTCATTTTTATAATTTTATTGTTATTCAAATATAACTCTGATAAATTTTGCACATCAAATCTATTTATGTCAGATATTTCATTGAATGATAAATTTAATACCCTGACGTTTTTAAGATCGATTCGTAGTATATCGTCTGAAGACAATCCATTGTATGAAAGATCCAATTCGACACATTCATCAGGTATTTCTTTGTTTTCAAGATTCTTATAGTTCGAACTCCAATCGAGTTTCATTTCTTCTCTAAATTTAAGTGACAATCCACTTAAATTTAATATCATTTTATTGTTTTACTCAGATAATATTAAAATCTAATATTAGATTTTAATAAGTTTTTCTAAAAACCATCCCTCGATGGTTTTTATTTTATTGTTTGAGGGCATGGGAGCTTTTTGTCTCTAGCTCATTCGAACCAACCTTCTGGGTAGCTCGTTGGTTCTTCGTTCTCTCTTTTGCAGACGTCATTCCTCGCAGAACGGTACATCTCAATGAATTTCAAGAGGAACACGACACCAAATCTCTTCCTGGAAATGCTGATTTTTCTTTCCCGAATTGTTTTCCCGAGATCGACAAACCGACATTCTTTTTCATCCCAAGGGAGAAAACTAAAATCAGTTCTTTTGTCAGGAAAACTTTTCAAAAGTCGAAGAAATCCAGACATTACCATGTCAACGTGTTTACTCGTCGAACACAGATAAAGAAGTCTCCAAAGAAAAATCTTTGTACTGATTTCGATGCAATCCTTGTAGATCTTGAATTGCGGATGTTCTGGTCTAACTGAGCACAGAATAGTTTCATTGAACTCAACTGATGTGAAACACAACTTGAAAAGGTCTGCGATAGACAAAGTTTCGGCGATCTTCGGAACTTCAATGTGAATTCCGAGTCGAAGATGAAACTTCAACATTCTTTCTACAGACAGGTTGAACACTGCTGAGAGTGGCATGAGCTTGAAATGATCAGCAACTTCAAAAGAGAAGAACTGAATTTTTGGCTCATTGAGAACAATGAATCCGTGTCCGATTGGACAGGCAGTAAAAGTACCTGCAACAAATCGATGATCGAAGTTCACTGAAATCTCTCTCTCTTCAGAAAGAACACCACGGAAAAACAGATTTTTGTTAAAATCTGACTTCAGTCCAACAAGAGTCAGAGACTCATCATTTAGACATCGAAGTTCAACTTTGATCTGTTGATCCTTAGATTCCGACAAGCCGGTTGTCGGTTCAGGGTGCTCACCCAGCACCAGGGGGTCCAGAGATCCCGACTCTGTGGCGGAGCAGATCTTTGCCTCACTGCTCGACTTGCCCAAGGCATCCCCTTGGAGGAGCTGAGAACCGCTCTCAGCGCGCGCCTGACATTGTTTGCCATTGTCAGTGGAATGGCCAACTTTTCTCTGAAGATCCATTGGTCACTATACTCGATCCTGTTATTTTAACATTCAGTTTGTTATTTGATGTTTCATTTAAAATTATTTTAACATTGAATCGATAAACAAACATGATGGTTAAATAATAATTCAATGTTTAATTTTTTAAAAACCATCCCTCGATGGTTTTTATTTGTAGTTTGAGGGCATGGGAGCTTCTTGTTTTTAGCTCACTAGAACCAACCTTCTGGATACCTTGTTTCGTTTTGGTAGTTCCTTGGAGATTTGTCTCTTTTCCATCGCCAAGTAACACAGCGATATTTCTCAAGAAACATTGTCACAAAAATCAAACCAAGTTTCTTACGAAAAATCAGGTCTTCATGTTGTTGGTTCTGAACAAATTCTTCGAGGCGAACAAAATGATCTTGGTGTTCTTCGTCAAGAAGAAATCCAAAATCGATGTGTTCAGAAGAAAAAGTACTCAAGAGTCGAAGAAGTCCGTTCATCACCATGTCAGCATGAACCATCGATTCACATCGTCTAAGGATTCTAATAAAAACGAATCCTATTTTTTCGACGAATATTTTCGATCTCTTTGGGGTTTCTTCGATTTGCTTCGAGACTTTGTCAACGTACGTCTTGAAATATCCAATTGTGAAACACAACCGGAAAATTCCAGTAACCGACATGGATTTTGAGATCCACTGCAGTTTTTCTTTTTCTTTGATTCCAACATGAGCTTCCAAAGCTTCATGAACCGAATATTCGTCAAACTCATCGAATGAGAGTAAATCAAAATATTCAGCAACATCAAATGAAAAAGAAGTGTTCTTTGGTTCATTCAGTACGTTGATGCCGTGCTTCATCGGACAAGCAATAAAAGTACCTGCAACAAATCGACTTTCGAATTGAACAGGAATACCTTTTTTTGCATCAGAACAGCACAGAGCAACACGGAAAAACAGATTTTTGTTAAAATCTGACTTCAGTCCAACAAGAGTCAGAGACTCATCATTTAGACATCGAAGTTCAACTTTGATCTGTTGATCCTTAGATTCCGACAAGCCGGTTGTCGGTTCAGGGTGCTCACCCAGCACCAGGGGGTCCAGAGATCCCGACTCTGTGGCGGAGCAGATCTTTGCCTCACTGCTCGACTTGCCCAAGGCATCCCCTTGGAGGAGCTGAGAACCGCTCTCAGCGCGCGCCTGACATTGTTTGCCATTGTCAGTGGAATGGCCAACTTTTCTCTGAAGATCCATTGGTCATTTTGACCGAACTAGGTATTTTAACAGTCATTTTTTAACATAGATTTGATTCTCAAATATATTGTTTGATATATTTGAAATGAATTAAACATTAAAATTCAATCATTTTCTTTTTGAAACAAGGAACACAAATAACATTGACAATGATGAAGCTGCAGCAATGTAAAGAATTGATCTTTTGATGTTATTTTGATTAGATATTGAATACTTAATTCCCAATTCGTTCTTTGTACAAAGATATTTTAGGTTAACAATCTCATTCTCAGATTTGTAAATTTTCTTTTCAACTTCTGTTACTCTCTGTTCAAGATCATTAATTTTCTTGTCGAATTGTTTCGAACAATATGTGTCAGATAAAATCTCATTATTTGGATCAATAGCACGAACCTGTTGAGTTAATTCAGCTAAATTAATTTCAATCTCAAGTAGTTTCATTTTATTTCTTTCGCTTATCTCTCTTGTATCCAGTGTTTCTTCACATTCAAAACTAACCGTTTTATTTTCGTTTTTTACAACTAATTCTGGTTCAACTTCTCGTATGTGACTAAGAGTTTCGATTTGTGCTTTTGGTGAATCCTCAATAAAACTGAGTGGTTTACAAGGACTGCCATCTGCAGAGTTAAACAATGTGGCTTCTTGTGAAGGTGGAATTTCATGTGTTTCGACAAACACCTGGGATTCTTCGATAATGTGAGACATTTTCTATGAGTTATCTTTATTATCTTCTTTCACTTTTTGCAACTGTCAAAATATGCAACATCGGATAATTTTCAAATGTAGAAATACAAGTTTCATTTAAAACTCCTACACTTAATATTTGATTTCTCAAATTAAATCGAAGTCTTTCTGAGTGACAATGTTGAAACGTATAATCGATCCTTACTTTTGAATTCACGATACAAAATCCACTTATTTGTTGTAATTTTAGTTTACAGAAAGAACAAATAATTCTGTTGTTCAATAAATCAAAGTTAGGGACAACCATATCGATACCACAAGAATAAATCATAGGACCATGAAGGGAACAAATACCAAAATAATTAAATCCATTACCCAACTGAGAATATGAGAAACCACATGAATAAACCTTATTAGGAATCAAAGGTTCAATATTTTCAATGATTATCGATGATTTAAGTGGAAGTCGAAGTAAATCTTTTTTTACTGATGTTTGAACAACGTAAAATATAGAATTTGGTTGGATGTCAAGATCAGTGAATGAATCTGAGATCTTTACTTGCTTACCATTATAAATTATTTTTTGATTGTTAACAGGTACTTGATATTTTTTTTCAATAAAGTTTTGAATATCAGTTACTCTGTTATTTGGGTGATGTTCGAATCTCGTGGTAACATTTGATGGAATGAGTTTTAGTTGGATCCACTCTGGATATCTGCTCATTTAGGATGATTTTGAAAGAAACTAAGTGAATCAATTCATAATCAATTGATCGTGGTGATAGATGAGATTTTATTATAAAAATTAATAATAGATGGTATGAGTTTTCATGATAATTTTTTATGATTTGTTTACAAATATTATATAAAAAGTTTTGCGTTCATAATGTTTTATTTGTTTACTACATTCACTTTGAGTTTTACTGATGAACGTGAAAAATCTCACGCTTCGTGTTTAATCTAACATTTGAAACAAATCAAATTTTAGATCTTTGACTGAAATTTTTCAAGTCCGGAGAGAGAAGCCCATCCCCGAATATTTTCTCTTATTTTTTCTCTGTAATAAATTTTAAC